TGGCTTAAGAAAGTCGATAACGTCATATACGGCATTCTTTTCTAATAGCATTGCCCCTATTGTAGCCCTCTCCGCATCCATGTTGTGCGGCAACGCAACGCCTTGTATGCTTTTTATTTCTTTATTGTTTTTCATTCTGTTTTGCCTTAGGTTTGCCTTAGGTCTGCCTTGTTATTACTTTGTTTAAATATTTACCAAAGGTATATGTAAAATTATTCACCGCCAAATTATTCGTGTTAATTAAACTTAAACTCATCAAAATTATTCTCGGCCGAAGTATTTCTTCACCAAACCTACATCCTCTGGTCTTACGTTTTTGACAACCTGTTCATACAGCGAATTACACTTTTTCCTAAACTCTACATTGTTATCGAATAGGTTATGGTGCGATCGGCAAAATATGGCCAAATTCCATCGTTCTGTATAATATTGTGGTGCAAGCGATCTTGGCAATAAATGAGCTAAATCGTTACCATATCCGCCGCAGAAATAGCAAACCTTATCCATTTCTTTCTTAATCTTCGCCAATTCTGCATTCTTTCGAGCCTGCGATTTACTCACTTTTCTCATCAGTACAATTCGTTGTTGTGTGCAATGTTACTGACCACACACAGGCCCCATAATTGTAAATTTTTCTGATACTGTTTTAGGTCTCCATATTTTACCGCGTTTTACAACTATTCTTTCATTCCCTTCGTATTCAACAGCTTTGACATAATCTCCACCTTGAAAACCCATATTTTCAAGCACTTTGCATTGTACCTGTATTCCGTCAAACTCACATAATATTTTTGCCATAAAAACACTGCACACAACACATTATAAAAAACAGTGGGGTATTGTGCTATTTTTAAACCACTTGCTACTAAGTTGATTTTGTATCGGTGATAATTCCGTAGCTCCGAACTCCCCACCGATTTTTTATAATCAAACGTTAAAATAATAGTCTTGGTAATAGTCTTGATTTCTTTTCTTTTTCGGCAAACTTTCTACCTTAACCGTAAGCTTAAAATATTTCGGTTTGACTAATTTTATGGTCTTATCATCAACCCTCACATGTTTATAATTTTCTATTATCTCTCTCCCGATTGGAGTTAATTTCTCTACCTGAATCCTTCGTTCGAAGTTTTCGGATATTTCTGTGTTTGAAAATAAGTTCTTCATTGATAATTAATTGTTCTAAGTTGTTCTTTCTCGAATGACAAAAGAGATCGCAGCGCATCTATTTGATGGACGCATGAACTGTTTATTCGGTCTAACTTATCGACAAGAAACGCCTCATCTTCGGCTATCGAATCGACAAGTGCATTTTGAGCTTTGGCTGAAAGGCAATTTTCTTTTGCAATAGCAATTATCGTATTGGCTATTTCTGACGTAACCTTGCGTCTGTAAATGCGTTTAGCCTCCGCCAACATATTACCCGACCTTGCCAAATAAACGGACAGGGTGTTTATCCGTTCTTTAATCTCTGGCACGTTGTCAGAACAATCTATTTCAAGATAGCTCTGCATCTTTTCGGCCTCTTCAAGAAGGTTTTGCATGCTCGTCATTTTCTAAATTATTTTTAAATTGATTTGCATAGTCTTCCATCGCTTTGATGATCCATTTTCTGTCGCATTCATAAAGGTGAAACTGGTGTTCATCTTCATAGCGTTTTAAAATCTCTCGGGCTGTTTTCATGTGTTTATTTTTTAATTTTTAATACGGTAAAAATTCAGCTAAATTCATTATTCGTTTATATCCAACGTTGTATCGTCTGTTGTGTGGAGCATCCATCAAAAAGCAACAAATGCCGTTTCTGTTTAGTTCTACGAAGTTATCAAATCTGTCATCTATGAATATATCGCACTTACCTCTTAATGCCTCAACCTTGCTGCCATCATGACCTACCGATATTAACTCCACATCAGGATAGCCGTTCTTAATCAGCCATTCTCTCGTCCATTCACTTGGTATTGATCGAGACGTTACGTAACATACAGGTTCAAACGCCAAGTCATCAGGATCAACCTTTCTTGGGATGTTCAGCCAAAACTCTTTGTTAGTGTTTAACTCATCAAACCTCTCTTTAGAGAAATTGGCATCGTGCCACCAAGAAGGTATGTCGCAATGATGATACTCGCACCAATAATTAATCGTGTCTGCCAATACGTCGTCTATATCCAATCCAACCGTAGGCATATCAAGGTATCCGTGTAACCTGTCATCTCCTTGCGGATAGATACGCTGAAACTCTTTCAAGAACGCCAAGTTACACATAGCATGATCTAAATGCGATAATCCGCTCTCTTGATCGAAATCTTCTCCGTCTCTAAATGCGTTGATGTGCCTCAACAAAGAATTTATAACATTAGACCATTTCATGCCTTTTCGATAATTGTTTGCGCCGTATTTATCCGCCCCAAATGTAAACACCTTGCCAAGTCCTTCTAAGACTGATGGTGGTATTAAGTCGAGTTGAGTTTTACCTTCGTTATAACGCAATCCTTTTCCGTCTGCCATAATCAATCTTGTTTTTTTAGTTGAGTTACTATTCCTCCTTTAACTGGTGATGTTTTTATATATTTCTTCGCCAAATCAGGATGTTCTTCTTTGAATTTCTTGGTGTCGAAGTTCTCCCTGACAGAATCTTTTCGTTTAGTAATGATGAAGTAATCTGTCTCCCATTTAGTGATGTTGAACTTTTCAAATAACTCTTCTATGTTGGATTGATATTGTTTCTTCATCTCACTAAGGGTGTCGATCTGTTCGGCAATTTCTGCGATATTCTTTACCAATTCAAGCGCCTTGTCCTCATACTCTTTCGGCACAATAGAAACAGGTGTATATTGTTCTCCGTTCTTGTCGCATTCGAGAAGCTTTATCACCTCTTCTTGGTCAATCTCCTGAACTTGAACAAACTTAGCACCATCCTTAATCCATATCGCATATAGTCCTTTAATCTCAATTTCAGGGTTTAGCAGGTTGAATAGGTACTTGTAAATAGACAATTGCCAACTAAGATACTTTTCGTCCAAAACATACGTTGTCTTTACGTCGGCCAAACATATTTCTCCTTCTAATAATATCACCTTGTCTATCCCAGAAGCGTAATGTTCGTAGTCGGTAACCAAATATTCATTCTCGATTACATCAAAGCCTATTTCGTCTTTCATATCTGCATACCATTGCACTTCTTCTCGGTCGATTATCCCAAAGTCATCGTACAGTTGGCATCCTTCGTGTATAGCAGTACCTCTTTCGGACTTGCTTCTTAACATAGCTTCCGGTACGTCGGAGTATTTGTTCGGGAACAGTTGCCGACCGATTACCCCAGTTATTCCGAATAACTGTTTGTAGCCATACCAATATGTATGGTTTTCTGGATTAAATACGACGCCAGATTTTTTTAATTCTATCATTTTACCCTATTTCTTGCATCTTCAACTAATTTCTTAAACTCTTCATCCTTCCACAGGTTCTTGAACACCTTAACCACCGCATCTATGGAGGCATTGTCTTTGCACAATTCTAACGCTTTCTTAGCTTGCTCGATGTCGCTTTTAGGTGTAGGTTTGGCTATTGGTTTAGGTGTAGGTTCTGGCTCATCTTTGCCATGCTTATTGGTAGCATCTGGGTCTTTTGTGTCGTCTATACAGAACAGTCCGTTTAAAGCGTACTTTCGTGCATACGACGATGCAGCACCTGTGATTTGTGCTCCGTCCATGCCCTTCTTTGCTTCTTCTTCACGTGCAAATGCTGTAGTACTAATACTGTCTTTACCGTCAGAAAGCGTTGCAATAGCTTCAACATATACCCTGTCAGCCACACAAATGATTTCATCTGACATTACCAATGTACATCCATTTTCTTTTAATAGTGGTTTCAAGGCCTCCAAAACATCTTCAGCTGATCTGAAGTAATATTTGCCGAAGCTGTTGTATTGGCTCTTTGGTGCTTTTAGATTGCTTTGAATGGCAATCAATTTGTCGTTTAATTCTTTCTCCATAACATTAATTTTTAATTGTGTTTAGTAATCAAATTTTTTCAATTTATCTGCGGCTTCACAAGCATGCTTTAGTATCAACTCCATGTCGTCCAAAGACAACTGTTCATCGTCTAAGCTCTCTTTGACCGCCACATTACCATCTTTCACGACTGAAATATTGGATTGCGCGAAATTAACCACTATCTGTAAGCGTGGGTGAATGATGAACGTCATCGTTCTGTTTGCAGTATCAAATACTGTTTCGTAATTGTAATTATTCATTTTCATTTTAATTAATTTTACTCGGCAAAGCTAACATGTATTTTTTCATTATCCAAATAATTAGTCGATTATTTTCTGTGATTTAATGTTATTTAACAAAAACGGCCTCATCGATAGACGAAGCCATTAAGGTTGAAATATCGTAATTTGTTATATTATAATAGTTTGAATCCGTAACGTTTGCTTAGCAGCCATAGAATGAAACAAAGCAAAATGCCTACCACTATACCTATAAGAAACAACCTGAAATTAAATCCCGTCGTAGGAGTTGTCTTTTCGGACAAACTTTTATTCTCATTTGTTACCAACTCAATCGATTGTTGCAAGTTTTTGTTGAGCGTTATAAGACTGTCAACCTTTTTGCCGTAACTTTGACTTAAAAACTCTAATTGCTTTATTGTATTCTCGTAAACACTCTTACTTTGCGTTATCGTTTCGTTTGCCTTCGGATATTGTCCGTCTGGCTTAATTTGAGCTCCTGTGTCGTAATTAATCACATGAGACGACACTTCGCTTTGCAGTCTTATGTTCTCATCTCTTGTGCGCTCTAAGTCGGTCTTTAATAGCTCAACCTCAATTGTCTTCTTTTGAAGCTCATCTTTTAACGTGATAACTTGCGAACTATCAATTTTGGTTACCACTTTTTCTTGAATAATCTGCTTAGGTTTGCAGCCTATTATGATTAACAGAACTATCAGTAGTATGACCATTTTCGTGAATATACGAAAAAGGTGTTTTATCTTTTCTTTTGTCATAGCTCAACTAAATAGGTGTTTATATTTTGACGGTATCTGTTTGCGCAAAACAGTCTCAATCTCTTTCACGCTTATATCCAAATCATTGTTTAGATCGAATATCTTGTTCTGCTTAGCGACAATATCTTTCGTAATCACGTAATCAGGCTTACCAATGGCCGCAGGATAGAACACGGCAAGATAAACATCCACCCATGTTTTCATTCGGCCTTTGTACGGCCTTAAATAAGCCAATACATAGTCAAGTTGCTGCACGTTGTTCATCGAAAGTAGAACCCACGTAGTTGTGCCTAATGCTTTAGCAGTAGATGGTAAAAATTGTATCAGGCCTCCAGCCATACTTGTCTGATTAATAGCTTTCGGATTTAATCTGCTTTCAAACCACATCACAAACATCAACCAATTCGGATCGATGCCGAGTTCACCTGAAATCCTTATGACCTTATTAATGAACTCTTCTTTGTTCTCTTTTACGTATTCTTCAAATGCCAACATCTTCTTTACTCTTTCTTGTTTTACAATCTTCATTTAAACATGACATGGCCTCTGCCGCTCTTCGATCGTTTATGGCCGTATCGATCATTTTCTGCATGCCTGCTATTTTTCGGTCGTTATCTGCTACTTTATATTCAAGTTCTTTCATCTTTCTGTTAGCCTCATCAAGCGCCGATTTATAATTTTCAATAAGGATTAGTTGCTGCTCTATTATTTTATCTTTGCCCTCGATAATTTTATTGAAAGTTTCTTGTTGCTGCGCCGCATTGTTTAGCAACTTGGTCATGGCATCGGCCGCAGTACCTATTGCATCGGCCTCCGATTTACCTTTGTCTTCTCTCAACTTAAAAAGCCAAGACACCCCACCTCCCGTGAGTAGTCCAGCCAATGCAGATAATATTAAATCCCAACTCATATCTAATCCTTTATTTTATAGTTAATGCCGTTGCTTTCTAACAATCTTATTATTTCTTTTATGTTGTTCGTCTCAATGTCGTAAACGTTATAATTTGTCGGCCTAAGAACTTTTCTTAGATAATCATTGTTGTCGAACAAGTCCTGAAACTTGGACAAACTGCCAAATTTTATGTATAATTGCATCTCACAAATATCTTATGAAAGCAAACCGCTTTCTCGTTTTTAAATAATCCTCATCCTCATCGTTGGCATAAGCCTCTCTCTCGAACACTACATTGACATACGCATCTCTGAAGTTTCTGTATATTACTAACTTTACCAACCAATCAATCACATACCACAAATAAAATAACACGTACCACAATTCTTTCATCTGCGCTGTGTGAATTTCTTCATGGTTTATTGTCAACTCGTCAATCTCTGCGTTTTTTCTCACAAATAATACACCGAACAAATTGATTGCCTTGTACCCTTTGAATGGGATGATGTTGTTTCTAATTATTTTCATCGCTCAATAATTTGTTAACTGCTATTTGTACGAACGCCTTAAAATATTGGCCGACATATTTTTCGATGATGGCCTTGTTATCGTCCGTCAGCTCCACAATCGGATTCTTGTACAAATCTAAACAAAACGAATGTTCTGCCAAACTTTGCGTCGTTTTAAAAATCACCTCTGCCAACTCTTTCGACAAATCGTATTCTATGATTGAGCCGTCAATCATCTCAATCTGTAATTTTGATAAATCTACTGTTTTCATATTTTTTAAAATTATTGTCCTCTATCTACATGAGGTCTCCAATATCCACCGTAATAAACAAGAATAACCAATGAGTTGCCGCTCAAAAAGAAATCCTCGTTCGATGACTTATACCTAATATTGCTACCACTTGTCGTACATTTTAACCATGTATCTGAATTTGAAATATTCATTACGATCTTAATCATACCGTTTGTTGGAGTAGCACCGTTACCATCCGCATTTATTTTTAATATCCCTGAGCTTGAATAAGCCATTGTTATAACCAACAAAGATGTATCTGTGTTTATTGTATAGTTTGTACTCGCTGCCATAGATAGTGTCGTATATGCCATTTGGGGAAACCCTAAATTAGTCATTTTTTTAATATTGTCCAATATAGCCCCTCCAAATTTTATGGTTGCCGACGAATTACCTATAAAAATATCATTATAAAATCCTTCATATCCAAGATATATGTCATTTTCGGATTCAATTCTTATTCCGAACGTTGATTCAATTCTTAAATGACCACTCGAATTTGGCTGTATGCTACCTGCAAAAGTCCCAAGTCCTGTGTACCACTCTATCTTTTGAGAATTACTACCATCATATATTAGTTGTAGTCCGCTGTTATCTAAGCGTCCCTTTCGTTGTGTTGTGAATGTAGGTGGTAAATCAATATATCCTCCAGATTTTATCTCGAGAGAACCAAGATAACCACTTACTGCATCGATAACACCGCTAAATACGCCATCCGTAAACTTCACACTCCCATCATGCCGTATTATTGCCTTAGCTGTACCACTAAGCGCATCATTATACGTCCCGCCAGCAACAAGAAACGGCAAATCTTTATTCGTACCCTGTATCCCGCTGATAAGGCCTGTTACCTGCGGACTGTCTAACTCCCTGTATTCTGTTATTACCGTGCTGATTAGGCCGCCATCTACCCGAGTCCCGAATTTGTCGGTTATCGCCTTACTTCTGTTTACCTCCGATACTATCCGATTATACCTTTGAGAATGTGTCTTACCCCCAATAGTCTCTTTGTAAGTACCCATTGTGGCACTGTCATAGATGGTAGTCCATGTAACTCCGTCAACAGAAATTTCTGTTTTAGTGCCGTAAAATGTTCGTCCGTCTGTGTAATCGTGCCATATCTGAATGTAGTCTATGTCGTTATATACTTGGCCTAAGTCTATTCTAACGTAGTTTGATGTTGCTGGTGTCGTGCCGTTTATCTGCGCATAGGTGTTTATATTGTTATCGGTAGCATTTGCAGCTGGATAGCTTGCGTTGAACGTACCATTCGATGATGGTGTTTTACCTTGTGCTACATTAGTACCATCTTTACGTATTACATTAATCTCTCTCCATACATTATTCGTGCTTAACGTGCTGCCTTGAATCCAATCTCTTACATAACGAGCTTTCATGTAGCCGTCGGCTGCTAATTGAGCGTCGTCTGCAGACGTTTGTGCCGCATCTATTTCCGCCTGCACATCTTCGGGTGCTGGTGTCCAGTCGGTTGCCTTGTTGCCTTTTTCAAATTTAACTCGTGTAATATAAAAAGGAATTGTATTGTTAGTATAAAACCTTAAAGACCTGTTATTTGCTGAGTCTAACTCCCCCTCTACCTTAATTAATTTCCAGTCTGTTGTTACAGAAAACAAAGTACTTAATGACGCACCACCGCCTTGATAGCCCATATATACAGTAGTCTCAGAATCAGCCCTTATAAATGCCTGGTAAGAATATCTATTTCCGGATTCTGCTATTATAGTTCCATCGCTGAATGTACTACCTGAATGAATACCCATAGGAGTTCCCGTAATCGGTGTTACCTTAAGCGCTTTATCATAGATATAATCATCAACAACTTCAATAATTGCAGAAGAACCCAATGGAGAAAATATAGAAGTGGTGTCTCTTAAAAAGTTACTCTCAGGAACTAAGTTTCTACCGCCTATCTGTAGATTATTTACAGCCTCCCATTCACTCGAAACAGCATATCCTGTGTAAACTGTAGAGGCAGGATTTTTATAAACAACTTTTACTCTTGACCAAATATATTGTCCTTGCACCCAAGTTGGCTGTGTAATGCTCCATCCACTTGTTGGTTGAACCGTTTTTGAAGTAGAAATAGCGTATTCTTCTGTTACGCTTTCAATACCTGTCCCAACATCTCCTTTCTTGGGAGTGATATTGGCAGGTGTGGTATATGTAGTACTTCCGCTCGAATAAGTCGTTTTTGTTCTTGTCCAAAGTTGTTCTCCTTCCAAAAGTGTTGGTGCGGTCGTAGTCCATCCAGTAGTAGGTGGTGTGGTTGCGCTTGTGTTCTTGGCAAATTCAACATCAACCAAAGTTACTGAAACTCCGTCTGAACCAGTCCTTGCCTTTGCGAATGACTGTGTCTTGGTAACACTAAATGAAGCACCATCCTGCGTTTTACCACTTATGGTAAATGTTATAAAGGCATTGTCTAAGGTCATGTTCGACGCATTGCCAAACACGCACGTTAATCCGCTTTCGCTTTTTGTCCCTACGGTTATGCCTGTTGATGTTGCTGTTACATTAAACTTACCGTTCCCAGTACCAACTCCGTCATAATCTAATTCAGTAGCACCTTCAAATACTCTAATGGTAGTACCTGAACCTGAATAATCTGAAACAACCCCTTCTGGGGATGCGGGTAATACGTCAGCTTCGTTACTTAATACTACATTAATCGCATTTACCCCGCTTGCTCCTTTAAATACCACAGGTATTGTCATCGTATCGAGTAGGATAGTTTTTGTAGCTGTGTCGTATAGTCTTACAGTATAACTTGTTTTACCATCTCCAATTGCAGGAGCTATAGTTACGGGACTTGCTATTGCGGTGCTTGGCTCTGTGCCTCCGCTTGGTGTAACCGTTATAAACCCTCCTTGCGTCGTCGTTGTTCCGCTTCGTAACTCTCCTGAAATCGTTACAGATGTATGTACTCCACTTGTGATTGCATCAGGTGCATTCTTATAAATTACCGGAGCACTTGCTTTTATAGACCAATAAGTAGCTTTTACAACTGCAGCATCTATTTCGGCCTGCACGTCTTCTGGAGCAGGCGTCCAGTCGGCAGGTTTGTTACCTTCAACTAATGCGAGATTACATATTACCACAAAATCGCCGGGAGCTAATCTACCAGAGAACTGAAAATAAATAACTTGCGTTCCTATATCGGCTTGTGATGATGGTATTGATAGTACTACATTTTTTCTCTCTATTGAAGTATTAATGTTAAAATACCCATAATTTGTAAAATAATTTAGACCATTTGTTTGTACTATTGCGACACCAACATTTTCAATAACTTTTGACGCATAAATATCAAACGATAATGAATAGGTTGTACCTTTTTTTAATTTCGGGTAATTTATATTATTATATCGTAAAACTGCATACTGTGTATTTTCGGCAATACAGCTCCATTTCACACCATTAACGTCAAGTACATTTTCAGAAGAAATCGTAAACGCGCTTGAATTATATACTGTTTGTCCCCATCCGGAGCTACCTTTATTTGTTCCAAGCAGTAAGTTTCTTCCGCCTACCTGAAGGTTATTTACAGCCTCCCATTCACTCGAAACAGCATATCCTGTATAAACCGTAGAGGCAGGATTTTTATAAACAACTTTTACTCTTGACCAAATATATTGTCCTTGCACCCAAGTTGGCTGTGTAATGCTCCATCCACTTGTTGGTTGAACCGTTTTTGAAGTAGAAATAGCGTATTCTTCTGTTACGCTTTCAATACCTGTCCCAACATCTCCTTTCTTGGGAGTGATATTGGCAGGTGTGGTATATGTAGTACTTCCGCTCGAATAAGTCGTTTTTGTTCTTGTCCAAAGTTGTTCTCCTTCCAAAAGTGTTGGTGCGGTCGTAGTCCATCCAGTAGTAGGTGGTGTGGTTGCGCTTGTGTTCTTGGCAAATTCAACATCAACCAAAGTTACTGAAACTCCGTCTGAACCAGTCCTTGCCTTTGCGAATGACTGTGTCTTGGTAACACTAAATGAAGCACCATCCTGCGTTTTACCACTTATGGTAAATGTTATAAAGGCATTGTCTAAGGTCATGTTCGACGCATTGCCAAACACGCACGTTAATCCGCTTTCGCTTTTTGTCCCTACGGTTATGCCTGTTGATGTTGCTGTTACATTAAACTTACCATTTGCAGTACCAACTCCGTCATAATCTAATTCAGTAGCACCCTCAAATACTCTGATAGTCGTACCAGAGCCTGAATAATCAGAAACAACACCTTCTGGCGATGCAGGTAATACATCGGCTTCGTTGCCTAATATTACATTAATTGCATTAACCCCACTTGCACCCTTAAATACGACAGGTATTGTCAATGTATCTAAAAGAGTTGTTTTAGAGGCAGTGTCGTATAGTCTTACAGTATAACTTGTTTTACCATCTCCAATTGCAGGGGCTATTGTTACAGGACTTGCGGTTGCAGTGCTTGGCTCTGTGCCACCATTTGGAGTAACAGTTATAAATCCACCTTGTGTTGTTGTCGTTCCGCTCCTAAGCTCACCTGAAACTGTTACAGACGTATGCGTACCGCTTGTGATTGCATCCGGTGCATTCTTATAAATTACAGGTGCGCTTGACTTTATAGACCAATAAGTTGCTTTTACAATAGCGGCGTCAATCTCTGCCTGAACATCTTCTGGGGCTGGTGTCCAGTCGGTGGCCTTTGAACCAGTTTCGAGTTTTATCTCCTTAATATAAATGTCTGACCCCGCCTGAACAAACAGATTAATAGGCTTTAAATATTTTTCTACACTCCAATTACTTGTTTTTATTTTTACCCATACTCTTCCCCAATTCGTTGCTGGATAAAAACTTAAAGAACCACCATTATCTGACCCAACAGCGCCATTTGAGGCAACAGTTGATACAGGATATGAATAATTACTAATTATAAATTTAACTTGTCCATTACCCTTTAAATCAAAGGAAAAAACATATTCTGAATTTCGAGTAAATTCAAAACTTTTTGGGAAGGTACTTAATTGTACTTGTTCTTGCCCTGATGAATTGTCTGTATGTAATTCTTGTTTTGTATTTGTAAGTAAATTCCTTCCGCCTATCTGAAGATTATTAACTGCTGTATCGTCCGTGTACCGTATCTTCTTAGTCCAATGCGACTGATTATAAACAGTACTGTCCTGTAATGCGGTAAGCACATCACCTTGTTTATACGCTACTCCGTTAATTGTCATGTCTGCATTCAGTACCCACATATCGCCCAATTTGTACGACGTAGGTTGAATAAGATATGTGGTACTTTTACCGTCAGCAGTAGCTTGTGCTTCTGAGGCTAACTGTAGAGCTAAAACTGCATCACTGTCGGCTATAAGCGTCCATGAATAAACTCCATTGTTTACGACGAACCGCCAACTTTTACCAGCATCTGGTGTAGTTTGATTGTCAATAAATTCTTGCGTGTTTGTGAACGTATCACCTATATGCCTATTCTTTATTTCATCAGTTGTCCATTCAGATGCAGGATAGTTAGATAGAGTAGGAGAATAAGGATAGAACCAATTAGAGACCTCACCGTCTATTTGAGCCTGTAATCTGTCAACTTCTGAATTAATCAACCCAACAGCAGCGGAAGCGTCGTTTATGGCTTGTTGCGCTTTCTGATCAGCCTGATTAGCTAACGATTGTGCATCTTGTATGTCAAACGAAGTGCCATCAGCCCATTCGTCAAGATTAAACCCGCTTGAAAGAAATACCGTACTCCCAACTATTCTGTTACCAAGTCTTGTGAATTTGGTAGTTTCTTTGCCTGTTAAGTCATACGAGTTTATACCAGAATACTGAATAAACGACGGTGCATCGTTGCCTACCGTAGAGAGTATCATCGCACCCTGTCTGTTTACATCGGTTGAACCGAGTTGAAAGATGGTATCGCCAACTTCTGGTATATCGCTATTTAACGCAGCATCTGTCTTGCTCAACTCAATGTAATCAGTGCCTACGGCTACTACTTTTCGCCAATAAAACTTTTGTCTTGTACCCGTAAATATCTGACATCTTGCAAAGTCGGATGTTGAGAATAAGTTTTCAACTTCTCCGTCTTTAGAATCAAAGTAACATCTGTAAAAGTCGGTAGTTTCTTCAACTTTTGTGCACAACATATTAGCTGCACTGATAATCAACTGACCTCCAACACTTCGTGCTTCGTGTATTAAGACTGAAAAGAACTCCGCTCTTTGTCTTACAAGTAATTGGTCAACCTCCGCAACCGAAGTACCGTTAATGTTCTTAATAGCCGCACCAGAACCGAGTAGGCCAGAGGCAAACGTACCAACCTCTATCCCTTCGAGAAATTTTATTAACTTTTGAGCAGTGTCTTCGGATACCTTAGATAGAAATTGCCTGTCTCCTATTAATCTGATAAGACTTTCGGTTTGTTTGACATCCAATATAGAGCCACCAGCGCCGCTTAAAAGGTAATTGATCTGATTTTGTATCTTCTGAATAGTCCCGACTTGTTTCTCTTCGGTTAGTGTTACTTCATAAATAGGTATAATTTCATCACCTTCTTTAATCCTTAGGTTGTCGATTATGATACTCCCTGCTATACCCAAATCTGTGTCTGCAAATTGAAGATAATCACCCTCTACTATGGTGTCGTGAAGAATAGGATTGCGAGCCATGTAAACGGGAGAAATGTTTACTTCGTATGTGTATCTTACATAATCATTCTTAGATAGATATTCTTGTCCTGCTGATAATAATCTTTGCGAAGCTGCCTCTATATATACCTCTGGCATTTCTATGTTTAAGAGGACAAATTTATCGCCAGCCTTGATGTTCATCGAAGCATACGGGAAATATAGTCCTATACCTTCGTCCAATACCCTGTTACATGTAAGTATGTACTTGTTGCCTTCTTTTACGCATGACAGTATTTCAAATTCTCGGCCGCCGCAAAGGCCGTTTTTCATTGATATAGTTGCGCCTGGCAAGTAGTCGTTTATATCAAATCCAATATCCTTTAAGGTTATCTTGAATGATGGTACGGTTGCGCCTTCTTCAAATATACCGTTGTCTGTAATAGGAGTGCCATCGCTGTTAACAGAATCGGACGCAATCTCGTCCAAATTACCGTTGTCTCCAGAATCCAAATTGACTATTATACCAGCTGCACTTAATTGAGATGCGGTCATGCCTTCGAGCGAAGGATAAATTTCTGGTAATGATTCATCGCTACCATCAAAGAATACGCTACCCTCCATGACACCCAAAGCACCTACATTTGGACTGTCAATATACGGGTCCAATGTGGTATAAGGAAATGACGGTAACATGAGGTTTTGAACCGCCATGTTGTTAGGGAGGTATAACGATAAATCTGGCTTTGTTAATTTGTTGTAGTATCTAAACGGTAAGTTTCTCGTGCTGCCGTAAACCCTTAGTCTGGTTATGATTTGTTGTTCCGGATCGGCTATTCTTGTTATCCTGTTTAGTCCGTTACCCTTACCGTACTCAAACACATCGCTTATGATATTACCAGCAGTCCCTATGGTTATCGTTCGACCACGAATGATGAAATTAGATTTAAACGTAGTAGATACAAGCGACAAAGCGCCCCAAACATTTAATCTGTCTGCGGTGATAAATACATTGTTTACGGTTATGTTTGAATCGTTAACAGTTACAGTCCACGCACGGTCGCCCGTGTAAACCCTGTCAAGATTGGCTTTTATCCTGTCGGCTAAGTCGTGAATGGTCAGTGCGTGAAATCCGAATGAAGGTAGAGAAGAGAAATGAATGAGGTTATCGTTAAGAACGTAGTCCAAGAACTCGCATCTTACCAACTCGTCCGAATAGCTGTTAAATTTTACGTTATCGTATGTGAACGCATCTCCCGTAGTGTTCTTGGTCGCTTTCTTTATGATAGATGGATCGTAGTTTAACGTAAATTGTTCGCCGCGATATATCACATAATCACCTATTGAGAAATCTATAGGATAGGGTGATGTTATCGACGCAGTGATAAACCTGTCCCCCATGAAAGAGCCGCTGTACTCTAATTTGTGAATATCGCAAAGCTTTTCGTTGTTCTTATTGTAAACCTTCCAACTCATCAGATTAATGCTATTATTTCGCTACCGGAATATTGAGGTACTACCTTTGTTCTTGGGTCTGTAACCCTAAATCTTATCGTAAATGTCATAAGTTTACCATCATACCCAGAAAGATTAGGCTCATAGCTTACGAACCTTACTCCTTTTCTGCCTATGCCTGTGTGTACGTCGTACATCTTCATCTTTACTCCGTTACCGTCCTGTCCTGTAAGATAGTTTAAAAACAATTCTATCTTTGTGCTCCAATAATCGCCTGAATATCCTATTTCTACGTTAAGATCATAAGCTTTTAATGGGAGAACACTCGGCTCAAACCAATCTTCTCCGTCTTCTTCAGGCCAATCGTCTGTAACCACATCTTTGGCTTCTAAGTTAAGTTGTAGCGGAAACGATAAACAAACCATATTAAAGTCTCTTACCAAGTCCTTCAATACAGCACCTGTTTTTTCTTTCTGAAACAATATGGTATATGCTTCTGCCATAGCGATTATTTACTTACAAATTTAACAATTTAATCAGAACATTCAAAATATTCTCAATCTTTTTCGTGGACTTTTACGTTGCCTTCAAACGAAATATTACACTCGGTATTTTTATATACACTTATACTTGCTAATCCTCTTTGTACAAGGTGGACATCAGCGCATCCGTAAACGGTAACATATATTTTAGCGTGATCTTTCGCCTCTATTTCTATATCCGAAGCTCCGTTCACATATATATCTCTCACAGAGAATCCGCTGAATACGAATTTACCGCTACTGCCAAGAACGACACAATCGCTTTGAGGGTTATTTACGTAAAACTCGGTATTTACGTATATGTTATTCTTTTCAAGCAACTCTTTGTCGATGTTGTTAACGATAAACTCGTTTGACGGGAAGTTGTTCTCCATGACGAAATCAATACCCTTCTTATATTTGTCAATTAACGTCTGATGGTCAGAGTTTAGATCCCATTCGTTAAACCACTTGTCGCAAAGGCCTACTCGTCTTGCCGATGTTCTTAGTTCTATGTTGAGTTCTTTTAAGTCCATATCATTTAACTTTTAGAGATTTAGTACCAGCCGAAACAGAGTTTAAGAAGTCCATGATGTCTTCTGCCATCTTGGATGCCTTCTCTGTGTTTCTCGCTATGTTTTGTAGTTGAATTAATTGTGCCTTACCCAATGCGGTTATCTCCGGCATGTCCGAATCGATAAGCCTCTTGACAAAGTCCAATTGCATTGCAATGTCAGCCCTGATACCGTTTACATAAGAAGCAAGTAATGAGGCTGTGTCTTCGGTTATACCCTTTATCCCAGCCGCCAATCCTCCTTCTTCTTTATCGGGTTTATCTTTAAGCGAAACGCCGTAATTATCCTCCATGTATTTATTGAGAGAATCGAGAGCTTTATAATAGGCCTCCGATTTCTTTTCTCCCTCCATAAGGATTTTGGCAAGTCCTTCCATCTCCCTTTCATCAAGCACATAGTCTTGCCCGAAATAACCACCTTTGCCGTCTTCTCCAAACAATGCTATTCGTGCTTTCTCCATCATCGGCTGTAATATTTGCATCTTAAGCATGTCATTCATCACACCGGCTAATATGTCGGCAGATGTCTTTCTAAACGCCTCTGCACCGTCTTCTCCCTTCTTCCATGCCTCAAATAACGCATCTCCCAATTGAGACGCCCAATTCTTAAAGTCGATGTTTAACAGGTCAGAAGCTGCATCTTCGGCAAAGTATCTAAGTTCTTCTTCTGCTTCTTTTATGGCTGCATCGTAATCTGCAAGCTTTTTCTTGTCGGTGTTTTTCTTTGCCTCTTCTGCTTTTCTTTGAATCTCTAACTGTTTAAGTTGAAGCTCAAGATTTTTCTTTTGTTCTGCAAGCAATTCTTTCTGATTACCCAAAGAACGGCGAAGTGATTCTTCAATAGATTGATATGCTGCCTCTAACTTTCTAACCTCTGCCTCACTTTTTTGGATGGCTTTATCAAGTTTTTTGTCATGTGCTTGCGCTATCTTGCCAACCCAATTAGCAACTTCTCCCATAGCAGCGCCTATGCCTCCGACTATACCTCCTTTTGCAAAGCCTTCGCCTATATTAGACACCGAGCTTATTGCGTCCATAGCATATCCTATATTGTCAGCAACATCTTCATTGCCCAATGCCTCAAACATAGATCTTATGCCACCGAGTGTGCTTGAGAACAGATCAAGGTATGGTTGTGCATTTCTAAACGCATCGGCAATCTTATTCTCGGCTGCCTCTAACTTTGTCCCAGCAGTAGCGGCGTCTGTCTGTGCTTGTGCAAGTGATTTATATTCTACGCTTATCCCTTGTATTTCTTTTTTTTCTACGGGTAATACTCCACTTTTATCAGTCGTAGTAGTTGATTTTACTCCGTATGTGCTTACCACTCTGCCACCAGCCTCTACGATAGACAAATTTGCTCTCGCATCTTTAAGCTCTTTTAAAGCGTCTATATACTCGGATATGCCTTCTGTTAACGATTTAAAAGGATTGCGTGATTCGTATTCGTTTCTTAGTTTCTTAAGTACCGACATGAGTTCCTTAAACTCGTTTATCGGTAAACTTTTACCCGAAGAAGCCTTAAACTTTTCTAAGTCGGATATAATACTCTCAATAACCGAAGTAGATAATCTGTCAATGTCCTCAAATGCCATTATCCACGTATCACTCTCTTTGAATATCTCGAAGTCTAAAGAAGCAAGTGCCTCCTTAGTTCTTTTTCTGCTTTCATCTACCGCTGCCTGTGAAGCTCCGTTCTTAATCAAATCTGCAACATCTTGTTCTCCTTGTGCTATTATGTCCTTTCGTTGTTGTTCGTAGTTTTTATAGGTACTTAGTAGCTCTGCGGCTCTCATCAAACTTTCATCGGACAGTTTCTTTGATTCTTCTTGATAGGCTTTGACAAGTGCAGATGTTTTTCCGCCGAACATCTTTGCTACGGTATCAGGGTCTGCTTTTATGAGTTCAGCAAATGATATCCCTACTTTATTGCCTTTTATCTCATCCTCTATTTCTTTTTGCAGCTGTTCTAACACGGACTTAAAGCCTACCTTACCGCCGAACACTGCGTTTATGGCAAAACTGTAATCTCCCGATTCTTTATAAAGTTTAGAGAACAAATCCCATTTGGCTATTGTCTCTGTAATCTGTCTCTCTACGTCGGCCAACGTTGTTTCTACCGACTGTCTGTCTAATCCAGTTAAAGCTTTAGCCGCATCGACACGTGCCTGCGTGCTGCCTGTTTTGCGTATCTTCTCCAATTCTGATCTTAATGTATCTGGATCAAATTCTGGATATATAGCTTTGGCTACACTCTTTGCTCTATCACTACCTGCTATCTTAACCCATTCTTCGTACATTGAGTTGGCCTCCATCAACAAAGCAACTCTATCTTTCAGGATGTCGTTTGTAGCATTAGTTTCATTCGTGCTTTCTTTATCTCTTAACGCAATCTTTGCCTTAATATCCTCGATTTCTTTCAGCTTCTTATTCCACTCATCAGTGCCGATAAGTGAATCGTCCATTAAATCTAATTGATTCTGTGCGGCACTTAATTGATTCTCCCAATATAATTTATTCTGTTTTACGTCTTTATCATCAATCTTCAACCAATCAAACAAAGATTCGGCCTCATTTCTCTTTTTGATAAGATCGTTTTCTGCCTTCAATATGTTGTTTATGGTAATAGGTACAGTATTTAGTGCAGCATTTGTTTTCATTACATTTCCTGCAGTGCCAGTGCCTATAACTCTTTCAAATTGCATAGGGAACAATTGCTCAATTTCTTTCGACAATTCATCAGACAACTTACCTGTTGTTTCTATGTCATTTCGCACACGCTTAATAAACTCATCGGCAAACTTCTGCCCTTTTTTTATAACCGCCTCATCGTATATCTTAGCATATCCTTGAACTGCAGTTTCTATTGCTTTTGTTTGTAACTCTTGTGTGGCTTTTGTTACGGCCTCTGCTTTGGCAGTCTTGTATATCTCGTCTCTTAAAACCCTATATGCGCCAGCCTTATCATTAAGACTTGATATTTCTGAACCCATAGCAGACAGTATATCTCCGTGTTGAGATAATATTTGTGCTCTTGCGTCATACCATTCAGCAGTACCTTCTCTCGTTTTATCAAGATTTTCAAATAGTTTATCTAATTGAGCTATTTCTTTTGCGGATGCCTCTGCGAAACTTTTTCCCAATTCTTTTATTTCTTTTCCTGTTAACTTGGCAGCACTACCAAATTTAAACATGTTGCCAATAGCATCTAATATCTTAGCACCGAACAAGGTCATTACGGTAACTACCGCAACAAATGCAGTCTGCCAACTGAATATACTTGCAGCAACCTGTCTCCATACAGGTATGGCCTTTATATTCTGATTCATGCCATCCTTTTGCTGCTGCCTTAGTATTTTATATTCTTCATTGGCTCTTTTTACCTCATCGGCAAACATAGGTGCGTTGTTGGATATGGCCGCGAAGAATATATTAGCACCATACGCAATAGACGGGAGCTCTCGTGCTAATTGTTGTACCTGAAAAGTAAGGCCGTTAAAACCAGACTTGTAATTACCGACGTTTCGCCGATAACGCATTGAGGCTTGTTCGGCCTCATTTAATTTTATGGTTGTTTGTTGGATGTTTTTAAGTAGTTCTTTACCTGCGGCTGCCTCCCTTTCTGCCTCACCTAATCGATCATACTCATAGATTAGCTTTCTTATTTGTTCTTTATAAGAAAGAATACTACCTTCGGCCAAGTTCTGTTTTTTTGACGCATCGACAAGACTTTTGCCTACATTGTCAAGTTCTTGCTTAACTTTGGCAAATTCTTGGATAGTCTCGGTCGCATCGGCAGACTTTGGTAGTTTTCTGTATTGTTGTTCTAATTCTTTCGTCCGTTGAATAAGTTGTTCGATGTAGCCTATCTCTTCTTGTGTAGCCTTAGCCCCAGCATTGCCTCTTTTTGCAGTTGCAGAAGTATTGGTAGTAGCGCTTACCTTGAGCTTTACCTCAAGCTTCTTAAGTTGTTTGAGCGCTCTCTTTTTTATAGCCTCTAACTGTTTGGGATTATCCTTATACAGAATAGAGAAATATAACGATCCGAGTTTTGCCATGATTATAGTTTATTACGCTTTTTGTATTTTTCGATCGACCGATTGATCCTATCAGCCGACGGTTTGCCAAACTTTTTCTTTTCAGGTTTGATGTATGACACGGGCTTGTCGCTTATTATCAACTCTAATTGTGCATTGGTCACAGTCCAATAATAATCATACATCGGTATCTTACAGAATAATATTATTTTCGGCTGCATCATCCAACTGTAATCTTTTAAGTAATCCCACGCTGCACCGTATCTTGTCCTTGACGGATAGAAGACACTTCTTTCTTGTTCATCATCATCATCGTATCCCTCATATCGGTCATCAATATGGTATTCACGAAGTACGATTGCAGCGGTATTTTTTTTTTACCGATAGCCAATACCTCCGTTAAATCTGCTTCGGAGTATTGTTTTACGTAATAAAACCATCTCCACAAGAACGGATAGAAGAACTTGATCTTCAAGAAACCGTTAAGAATGATACATGCAGCAGTCTGATAATTGGCTACCGCATCGTTGCCTTCTTTTAGGATGATCTGATTGATCTTTCTTACCGTCCCTGCATGAAGCCATTTGATCTTATACGTCTTGTTTCGTATCTTGGCGTAATCGGGTAAATTCTCTATGATAGAGTTTAATTCGTCTTGTGCTTCTTTAGATGGTTGTTTTACAGTTGCCATAGATTTATTTTAAAAAAGGGCAGTGGATCGTTCCACCACCCTCTTAATTATTAACCCAAAATATTAAGCCCCAGCCAAAAGGATAATGTCAGCTCCGTCCTGATTAGGTTTCGGGAATATCTGAACATTAAAGTAAGCAGGAGTGCCAGAAGCAATAACAGGATTAGCGAACATCTCCACATTCGGGAGTGCTACCAATCTTGTACCATCCTCCGATGCAAGAATAAGCGATCCTGTTACTTTTTTGGTTTCGGTTGAATATCCTTGTCCTGAAAGCGATAATCCTCCTAAGGTATTAGTGCCACTTGAAACGGCCGTA